ATCAGAAACGATTGTATTATTGACCTAGCACATGCTATAATGGATCTCAAATACAATAATGTACCTTTAGGTGCTGATCCATACAATCTTCGTGGTCGTCAACCTATGGAACCTGTAAAGAAACAACAATGAGTATCCCACATTTCAAATCTCAACATGACTGGGAAGCATTTACCCAGATCTTTGATAATCAATGGCATTGTAAGAGAGCACTGCTAAATCGTGTCAAGGATGATATGTTCCCTGGTTTTGAGTGGCACTCACTCACACCAAAGTCCATTGAAGTCATCAATGACATCGTAACAAATCTCCTGTATGATGTAGATCGTAAGTTCAAAGAGACACATCAGGACTATAAGACTGAAGATGACGAACTCTTCATTCCTTATCGTTCATTCAAAGAGAATGTTACAGATGCTCTCAAAGAAGCACTGGAGAGTCAGAAAGAATGTCCTCCTTGTGATACACTTGCGTGTGCAGATCATTTGACTGATGAGTGATGAGTCTGTCTGAAAAAGATAAAATTTTTAAATATGTTTGGCAGTGTGCTTATCAAAGGCGCTACAGTGCTATGTGTAAAGGTGATTGGGAGTTATATAATAGAGAACATGAAACTGTGCTGATGTGTCTTAACATAGCAAAATGGACAACCTTTGACACTGACAAACCACACTATATCAAATACTGAAAATGTTAGAACTTACTCTCGCATCCTTATTGAATACAATGTCCGCAGATTTCTGTGCTTTAATGGAAACTGAAAAGGATGTTGTTAAAGCAACCTTCCTTGCCTACAGTATGGCAAACAAACAGTATGGTCCTGATAATGTCATAAAGATCATTAATGATGCATCACCTCTTGAAATTAAATCTCTTGCTGTCTCAAGTGTAATTACAAAATGCCCTAATCAACTATGAGTGAAGTCAATTTCAAGAAACATCGTGTTTTTCGTGAAACCGATTCAGTCATCTTCTATGACATTTCTGTGGAGAAATCAAATGCATCTGACCTGGTTGTTCATACTGGACCTGCCATCTCACCCCCGAATGATGTCATTGGTGCGAAACAATTTTACATTCACCGTCATCAAATAGATCATAATCGTGTTCTATCTGGTGTGAGAATCTTTGAATTGGTTAATCCCGAGTGGAAATATCCGTATCATATTGTTCATCTCAATCGTTCTTCTGGTGCTCTTGTAGTTCCTAAAATGACATATCATCGCAGCACTTCAGGCGAAGAGGGTTCTATTGTCATCAACCAAGCAATTCGTGATAGTGAATTTGATTCAGAAACTGAATTTGTTCCTGTTTCTGCTGGGCAAAATCAAGAACTTTATAGCATCCTAGCGCACGAAAAACCAGTTATTCACACATTAGGAGAGTAATATGGAATTCAGGCAAGATCAATGGAAACTTATTCATAGAGCACTGCGCCGATATCAAATGGAAAAGTGTGTCAATGACACCCTAGAATATTGGGAGTGTAGTGCAATACTTGACGAACTGTTTGATGTGGTTTATACTGATGAACATGAAGAGGAAAACTAATGACTCAACGCACATTTACTGGAAAGACTGGAGATGTATGGACTTGGGAAGAAACTCCTGAAGTTGTAGCAGCACTTAAACAACTTCATAATGGAATTGTAAATAACCGAGTCAATCGTCCTCACGATTACCAAGGTCCATTGTATGCTCCCCACCCCGATTTGATCAAAAAGAATGGACAAGAGGGTTAAACTTATTCTCGCACTGCAACAGATTAAAAATATATCTCACCTTGTTGCAGGTAATCAATATGAGGGATTTGTGTCATCACATCTTCTTCCATTAAAGTTTGAATTTGAACGCCAACTGCACCTTACGAATGGACAAAAAACTAATTGATGATGCTTTCTATGTTGAACAAAAAAGTTATGGACTTTGGGATTCAAAAGATAAAGAAGGAAATGGTTTAGTCACTGCTTTGACCGAAGAGGCATGTATTCGTGCAACACGATTCTATCTCAAAGGAAAACAAGAAGGTTTTGGTGATACTAAATCTTATGAGGGAACTGTGGGTGGAAAACTCTGATTATCCTTACCATGAGTTAGATCCTACTACTCCCTGGTATGAGTGGTTGATGTATTGTGAGATTTGCCACCAGTTAAATGTTCCAAACCAACCAAAGTGGCAAAGGTATGCTGCATACAGAAATTATCTGAAAGAAGTGGGTGTATTATGAAACAAAATCCTTATTGGTTTTTTCAGAAATGGGGAATCAATGAACCCTCTCCTATTGAAGTTTTAGAGAAAAAAATTCAAGAACTTGAAGATCGTGTTAAAGTTCTTGAAGAAGAAAATGTTGGACAGTCTAATGCACTTTATGAGTGTTGGAACTCACTAGATGCTCGCATAGATATTCTATCAGAAAATAAGACCGATGTATGAAGATTTAGATTCATTTGAACGGGCATTACAACATTTTGGTACTCGCACCGAAGTGATTATTGCAATGGAAATGGGTGATAAAATTGACGGCGAAATTGCATATAAACTTATCAAACAAGAATTAAAAGAACTTAAAAGGGTAAGAAAAAGTGAGCGACAGTCTAAAAATAACTAAAAACGAAGACGCTTCGTTCTCTATGAATTGGGACTCACAAGACCCAAATTGGTCTTGGTTAAATGGGTTGACAGATGAGCAGATCAGAATTATTATGGAAGAAGCAATTAAAGACTACACCGATGTCTGACTACAAACCCTATTCTCTTGAACAATTGGATAATTGGATGCATGATGTTGTAGAGAATGAAGATATCTCCCCTCAAGAAATCTACGATACAATCGTAAAAGTCATCTCCGACAGTATTGATTATCATGGGAAGAAATTGCAAAAATTGACAGAACTTGTTTCCTTGATGGGTAGTTCAAATGTAGGTATTGTATCTCTCACTGGTCCTGATAGTAAGGAACCCATTGTGTGTGCTGGAGATGATTCTTCTCCAGAGTGTAAGAAAATGTGGAATGACTTCTGGGAAGAAAACTCTTATTCAGAAGAGCGCAAGCAGTACACTGAAGAAGAAATGGACGCAATGTGTGAACGTGCGGCAACCGAAAACGATAAAAAGAAGTGTCGTGAATACAATCTGCGTGAAGCAGAATACTATAACAAACGAGCACAACTTGATGCAAGTGATAGACTGAATATGCAATATGACCTATATGAAGAAATCAAGAAAGCATCTGGAATCTAGTAATGTACACTCTTAAACTCCTTGCCCCATTGGTTGTATCAATGTGTGCTGAAGGTCTTACCACTGGACAGGGTGATTACTGTGTTCTTGACAACAATCGCCCAAATGCAGTAAAATACTATGAACCTGGAAAGTCCTGCTATGTAAATGGAACTTTCTACCAAAAATGTGAGGATCATAATGGCACTATCTGAATCAGTTGAAGAGAGTTTGAAAGAAGCAGAGGCATCATTGCGTAATGCATTATCATACGCTGCCCGTCAAGAACGTCCTATGGTTTGTAGTGTAATCGCTGATATGATTCACCGCATTGAAACACTTCAAAGCACTGACGCTATTCTTGATAAGTTGGAGAATCGTAAACCTGGAGATAATGGTCTCTTTGGTTCATTCTTTGATAAAGATTAAGATCCATTGATCAATCCCAAAGAAAACCTTAAGAACACGGGTATTGTGGTTAAATACTGATATAATGTGTTGAGATTCAAACATTCAATGACCAAACCATCAAAAGCAAACGAACTAACCGATGATGAAATGAGTGAAATGATAGCACTCAAAAGTGTTATTAACCAAGCGCCACATTCAGTTCATCCCGATAAGATGGAACAATTTACTGAATATCTTGTGCGGAGTTTGAGAGAAAGGGGTGGTTAATTTGAAAAGGTGCTTTACAAGCACCTTTTTTTAATGTAAAATTGTATTAGACTTAAGTTATAAATGAAATCTAATAGAATAGAAAAAATAACTATTGTCGGCGGTGGCACTTCTGCTTGGTTGACTGCTGCATATTTGAGTAAAAATGCTCCTCTTGGAGTAGATATAGTTGTAATTGATAAGAAGGATGGAAATCCCGTAGGAGTTGGTGAAGCAACTACATTATCTTTCAAAGATATTATGGATGATAGTGGCATACCAATCAATGAATGGTTTAATGAAATAGATGCTACATTAAAGTCTGGTATTTTATTCACTAACTGGCATAAAGATGGTGAAGATATTTGGCACCCTTTTTATTTTCCACACGTTAAACCACTTAATGCTGAATTACAAGATCTATGGTCAAAGCATCAACATTATGACTATAAAACTTATGCAACTGAACTGTATGAGTCTTCAGTCTTTGATAATTCTGTAGATCCAGATAATCTTGACGTTTATGCTTTCCATATTGATTGTGGAAAATTAGTTAAATTCTTACAGAAGAAACTACTATCAAGGAAAAATGTTACGTTAATAAAGAAAGAAGTCGTTAATGTAAAATTTGATAATGATAATGTAGAAAATATTACTCTTGAAGATGGTACAGTTATTACTTCAAGTTTGTTTATTGATTGCACTGGATTCAAAAGAGTCATCAGTCCTAAATCTCAACCTCTTAATTTGAGAGATAGATTATTTTGTGACACTGCTATTGCTGGTCACATTCCATATAATGATGTTGACAAAGAAAGAAATCCCTATGTAATTTGTGATGCTGTAGATCACGGGTGGATTTGGAACATACCTGTTCGCAGTCGTATTGGATCTGGGTTGGTATTCAATAGATCAGTTACAGATATAGAAGAAGCAAAAGATTATTATGTAAAATATTGGAATAATAGAGTAGATAGAGAATCACTTAAGGTGATTGATTGGACTCCATATTATCATGAGAATATGTGGCAGGGGAATGTAATTTCTATTGGATTATCTGCTGGATTCATTGAACCTTTAGAGAGCACTGGAATCACTTTAATTTGTGCTGGAATCTGGCAACTTGCTAATCCAATTAGAACTGGATTCTTTACCGATGTTGATCCTTCAGTGTTCAATTCCTCTATGAAATATTATTTTGAGGATTCTGTTGATTTTGTTAATATGCACTATTGGAATACTCAAAGGGATGGAAAGTTTTGGGAATGGGTAAAAGATAATTATCAAGAAACAAGTAGATTGTTGTCTTTTGTTGATGATCTTAAGATGAATGAGTATACTCTACCCAATAAAGGCATGGGCATCTTTACTGGACATAATTGGTCAGTTTGGTTGTGTCAGTTGGGATTTGAAGTTTGTAAAAAAAGAGATGAAGTGGATGATGATCAGTCTGAAGAAGTATTAAAACAATTTTATTTTGAAAAAAATGAAAAGAGAAAGACTTTACCCCACCATTCCAAGTTTCTCAATGAGTTTTCACAATCACTAAAAGTCAGGTATGGTTAAGGGGGGACGCGCAAAGTGTCCCTGTAGTGTAAGCAACAAACGCAATGGCAACTCGCTCCCGCATTGGTATTCAACTTGCAGATGAATCTATTCTGTCTGTTTATCACCATTGGGATGGATATCCTTCTTGGTTGGGTCGCATCCTGAAGACTCATTACAACAGCAAAGAACTTGCTGCTGAACTTATTGACGGTGGTGATATGAGTTCTGCTTGGACTAATGCTGGTTTCAATAATGAAACTGTTGCACAAGGTCCGCTGTATTATTCTCAACGTGGTGATGATTGCCCTCCTCGTATTGACAAGAACCTGAAAGTGTTTCTTGCTTTTGGCGAAGAATACTCCTACATCTTCCGCAATGGTGAATGGGTGTGCTACAATATGAACGAGTTTGAGGACAACAAACGCCCCGAAATCGTTGAAATCCCCTCTGGAGCACTTGCAGCATGACTAACACCAACCGCAAATATATTCTCGCAGGAATGATTGGGTTTGCTGTCATTCTTGGTTGGAATGTATTTCTAATTCAACGTGATCAAAAGATGTTTGATGCACACGAGCAAGCAATTCATAGACTGATGCAACCACCAAGTAAAGAAATACGATGACTATTTCATTAGCAATCGCTCTCTTTCTCTCACTGGTTGCAACAATCACCAGTCTTCTGATATACTATTTTAAGGTAATCAGACCCAAAGACGAGGCAACTTTCAAATGATCTCCAAACGTATCCAAGAAATGATTAAAAAAGCAGAAATGGACAAAGTAGCAGAAGAGTTTTGGAAAGAGGTTGAAGAGGAAGCAGCAAAACTTGAGATCACAGTTGATTATTATCTTGCGGAGTTTTACTGTTCCTGATATAATTAGTATGTAATTTACACACGAAAATGGCAAAGTATCTCTACATTGTTGAACACTATGTTCCCTTTCCACAGTCAGAATATGGCGGTATTTGGAATGTAATTGCTGAAGACGATGATGAATGTTTTGATCTAATTACCAGTGAAGATAATGGTAATTTCTATGAACAACACTATACAGATCTGAAAGAGAACATTCTCAATTCTCGTGCGTATCAATTAGCAGAAGATCTGGATTCTCAAGTTATTGAAGCATTTACCACATGATTGAAAACTTTCCTCATGAATCTCCACAAAATTATCACTATGAGTTTGAAGAGTTTAAGAGGAATATTGTCGCAATATGGTTACGTTGTAGTATTCGTTTTGACTACAACAATGGTGTACCTACTCGCACAATCTGGGGATTCTACGACACAAAAAAGCAATGCTATTATGCGCCTATCAATGCCACCAAACAAGGTGATCAGGTAGATATAAAGAATACAACTCCGTATTCTGCTATGCAACTAAACCTAAATCCATTAGAAGCAGCATTTATATGAGTTACGAACCAGAGGTCAATGATTATGTAATTTGGAAACATGATGTTAAGGGATGGGTGTATTTCAAAGACAATGATTATGTCACGATTGAAATGCTAGTCATGCCAAGACATCGTGATGACATTGGTCATACTCCATTTCACAGTAATGATAGACTTTTGGTTGTATGTTATCGTGAACAGTGGAAAGAACTTAAATATGTAAGATCAAGACAGACAATGTATGAAGAAGAGGAAAAATGCATGGAGATGGTGGGCAAAAGCACTAGGAGAGAAGGCATCAAAATGTGACAAAGAATCAGACAATATTGCTCTTATACGGACTACTATATTTGCTACTTACCTTATCACTAACTGTTTCATTGTTGCAGGAGTAATTAGGCATTGGAATGATGTACCAAGTGAAATACCAAAAACCGAAAAAGAAAGGATTCTCAACTCAAACAGCGACATTTCTCAAGATTGATGATGCAATCTTTTGGGAGAAAGTAATACGAGAACAGGGATGTAAAGACATTCAAATCCTTGTTAATTAAAAGGGGGGACGCCTAAACTGTTCCAATTATGTAAGCACCGAACTTATGAACGCTTTCCTTGATGAACAACAAGTTGAAGAACTTGTGAACTTTGACTTCATTGAAGAGGATGAACTCTTTGAAGAAGATGACAACAAAACCTTTGAAGCATTTCTTAACTCTAACTGGGACTTCTGATGACTGACACTGTGAACGTTCTGCCTCACTTGAAAGAACTTCGTGATGCTTGGAGGCGTCAAGACTTCCGCTTCACTAAAGAACAACAGGAAGAATATGACATGCTTATTGTTGCTCGCCGCGAACGTGTTAAGTATTTCTATGACAACGACTTGGTGTGTAAAGTAAGTAAGTCTGCAATGGATAAACTAAAAGAAGAAGATTGATAAGAATGGGGACAGTCAGGAAACTGGTTGTCCCCTATTGACTTTTCCCATATCTAAATATACTATAGGAATAGTTAAGCAATCAAATGAAAACCTTCTCACAATTTATTGCCGAAGCATACGACAAGGACGTGATGGGATCATCACAAATCCGTCGTACTGGTGAAGGTGGAAGAATTGGTGCAGAACGTAAGAAAACAGCACCAGAACGCCGCAGAATGAAAGCAGCAGGCGGTGGTAAGATGGAACCCGCAAAGGAATACAAACCACGCAAAGATATTGGCACTCAACGTAAGACAGAGACCAGAGTTCAGCAACCTGAAAAGGAAAGAGGATCTGCTGCATTGAGTGCAAAAGAAGCACAACGCAAAGCATACTTGGAGCGCAAGAGAAGAGAAGCAGGAGAGAAAACAAAGTCTGCATCTGAACTGCTTGCGAAGAAGAAAAAGACTGAAGTTTCGCCAAAGTATAAACCACAAAAAGCATCTGGTAAGACTACCAAAGAGCGCAAAGCATTGTATAAGAAAGGTGAGAGAGTTCTGCGTGATTTGGTTCTTCAATCAACTGGTAAGAAGTCGGAGAAAGAACTGAAGCACAAGTTCACCTCCAAATAGTTGACAAGTTTGAAATAATGTGATACTATATAATGCATGAGACCTGCATAGTCAAGGTTTCTTTATTACGAGGTAATTATGGCAAAAAAATTAACTTGGGGAAGCAACTTCTCCATCGAAGATCTTGTCGTCAATTCAGAAGACGATATTTACATTAACTTTCCATTTCTTGAATTAGATAATTTGGAAATGAGTAAGGTAAGCGAACTCCGTGTTGGGGATAATACAGTTCGCGGCACCAAAGATACAGTTTCCCAGAAGATTGTAGGACTCAAAGGTTCTCTCTTCTACGGGTGGGATCGTACATCTTGGCCCATACCTTTTATGCCCATTGGTGATTGGAAGGAAGTATTTGATCGACGGCACACACTTAAAGTTTGTCGTGAGAATCCAGTGATTGAAGAAGTTCCTTCTGCAAAATATAAAAGAGTTTTTCCTTCTAATGGTGGGATTTATAATTCTTTCCTAGATCATTCCATTCTAACAATGGCAGCGATGTGGGGAAATGTTTATGGTCCTATCGTTGAAGATACGAAAGACTATCAGTTTGAAACTGCGTGTGTCAATATTATTGAAGTAGAAAAAGATAGGCATGAAGACTTTGATCTCATCACAAGATCTTTTGTCAGGAATCTTTTGAAGCACATGGGTTGCTATACTCGTTATAATGAAAACACCGCAGTTGTTGAGAGAATTGTGACGAAGATTCTTGATTCTCTTCGGGATCCTGAACAAGTTGTTGGTCAATTAACTATCAACAACAACGAAGAAGATCTTGATAATTTCATCGCAGAATCTGATGATTGGAAACCTCACAACGTTGAGGATGACAACAACTACTATTTTGTTGTGCCGATCAGGGATCATGATGGATATTGCTATACTTATGCAGACAGACTTTTGAGAGTAGTTTGTGAGAGAGAAAATCCAAAAGAGAAAACACCTCTTGAAGAAGTTCTGCCACCAACTCCACCAAAGACTGTGAAAGTTCTTCTCTGGAATAAAGACAACTCAACCAATGCAAAGAAAATTGTTGAGTCTAGAATCAAATTCAAAAAAAGACTTAACGATTCTTGGCAGATAAGGAGAGACAACATTCTTGCACCTATTGGTCAAGTAATTCAACCATCTATTCTTGATGGTTATCGCAAGAAGTTGAGTGACTTGAATATGGAAATCTGGTGCATGAATCAACTTGAAGATGAAGATGAACCATTTGAAATGGCATTTGATACTGAAGAAGAAATAATTTGACAAACAAAGGGGGGACGCTTAAAATGTCCCTCTAATAGATACAAACACAAGGAGATCACTGATGGGAGTTACTACACTTTCCGAAATCGTTGCTCTCGGTTTTGAAGAACTCATCACTGAAGGCGACACGCGAGAGATTGGCAAGTTTCTTGCATTTCCAACCGAACGCATTATCGCCCCGCAATGGTTGCGCGATGAATGTGGTATTGAAAACGACAAGTCTCCTGACGACCTTGATGGTCAGCAGGAGAAATATGACCGCCTTTCTTCTAACGGTCTGCGTATCCAAGTTAAGTATCGCGGTGGCAATACTTTGCACATGGAGCAGACTCGCCGCACCACTGGCAAAAATGCAAACAATGGTGCAAAGAATGGTCAGGTTCGCTATGCAGTAGACTCATTTGATGTTATACTGTTTATTATTCCTAAAGGTCACGAAGATATTTCTGACTGGGAGTTTCTTGCTGTTCCTAGTTATGAACTGGAAGACAAGAATATGCCTGGATATTGTGTAGGTTCTGTCCCTGCATCTGTCCGCAAAAAGTATGCTGGTCGCGCAAAGGAGGTTCTGATTGCTCTCAACAATGCTAAATGAATACACTATCGGTGACAGTAGAGAACTGCTGAAGCAAGTTGATGCAAACACGGTGGATCTAATTTATATTGATCCACCTTATTGCACTGGAAGAGATTTCTATCACTTTGATGATAGATTTACTTCCAGTGCGGATTATCGCGAATTGTTGATGCGTCCTTTGCTGGAAGAATGTCATCGCGTTCTCACCGATTGTGGCAACATTGTTGTGCATGTAGAACCAAAGATTTCTCATCATATTCGTATTGTTCTTGATGATATCTTTGGTGAGAAAAGATTTAAGAATGAGATTGTTTGGATCTCTGGAGGCAACCACAAGTCAAAAAAGCAACTCCAACGCAATCACGATACGATCATTGTTTATCAGAAAGGTGCAGAATCTATCTACAATTCTGAACACAAAGCATACGATGATGATACTGTGAAGAAGGCAAAGATGTGTCCCATTCGCAATATGAAATACAACACATCTGCATTGGTTAATCGTCAACCTAATGTTGTATCTCGCCCCAATTTGAGATATGAATGGAATGGAAATGATCTCCAATGGCATATCTCAAAAGAGAGGATGCAGATGCTTCATGATGACAATCGCCTTGAGTATTCACCAATCACAGGTATTCCTAGAGTGAAGAAGTTTCTGGATGAGATGGATGGAATCCCTGTTAAAGATGTATGGTCTGATATAAAACAGATCCAAGGAGTTGAGAAGATGGATTATGCAACACAGAAACCTGTTGCACTTCTCAATAGAATTGTTAATATGTTCAGTAATCAAAACTCTATTGTTTTAGATCCTTGTGCTGGGTCTGGAACTGTAGGCAGAAGTGCTATTGCTACAAATAGAAATTACATTTTATTTGATATTAACAACGATGGTAAAATGTTATTTGAGAAATCAATACAAGAAACCACAAGTCCTCTCATTGCTGCGATGACTTGAAGGGGGGACGCGCAAAGTGTCTTTATAGTATAAGCGTCGTCAGCACCCTTTACAATCGTCTGTAAGGGTGCTATTATTATTCTTTGGTGTCAGACTACCTGCCTGTGACTATTACTCTTCGCCCTCATCAAGAACGCATCCTAGATCGCATGTTTTCTTACCACAAGGGACAGATCATTGTTCCTACTGGTGGTGGCAAAACTCTGACGATGATTGTTGATACTCAAACCACTCACGATCTTATCACGAAAGGCATTACTACTGTTGTTGTTGCTCCGCGTATTCTTCTTGCAGAACAACTGTGCAGCGAATTTCTGGAAGTTATTGATACTTCCTACACTCATGTGATGCATGTTCATAGTGGTGAAACTCATCACTATTCTTCTACCAAACCCGAACAGATTCACCTGTTTGCTAATACTGCACGGACTGCTGGTGAGAATGTAATCATCTTCACTACTTACAACTCGCTTGAGCGTATTCAGCAGGCAGATATTGAGGTCAATAACATTTACTTTGATGAGGCACATAACAGCGTCAAGCGTAACTTCTTCCCTGCAACTGAATACTTCAGCAATGCAGCAGATCGTGCATACTTCTTTACTGCAACTCCCAAACATTCTCTGACTGCATCTAAACCAGGCATGAATTGGGGTGATGTTTATGGTCAGGTTCTGTGCAATGTTCCTGCTCCTGAACTTGTTGAACAGGGTTACATTCTCCCTCCTAAAGTTGTAGTCAAGCAACTTCCTTTGGTTAAGGGTCGCAAGGTAATGTATGCAGAGGATAGTGACAATCTGCTGGAAACGATTGATGACAACAACATTGACAAAACTCTGATCTGTGCTCGCACAACCAAGCAGATTATGGGTCTTATTTCTAACTCTGACTTCTGCGCTCAACTACAACTTCGTGGATATTCTTGGATGACGATTACATCCAAGACTGGTGCAATCATTGATGGTAAGAAGGTCAATCGTGACCAATTCTTTGAGACTCTCAATGCATGGGGCAAGCAATCTGACAAGAAGTTTGTTGTAATCCACCACAGTATTCTGTCTGAAGGCATCAACGTCAATGGACTAGAAGCAGTCATCTTCATGCGTAATATGGACTATATTGGCATCAGTCAGTCTATCGGTCGGGTTATTCGTTTGGGTGACAAGTCCAAGACCTTTGGATTGGTTTGCATCCCCACTTATGACAGCGTTGGTATTTCCACCGCTCGCAAAGTGCAAGCAGTTGTTGATGTTGTGTTCAATCAAGGGCAACCAGCAATCAGTGAGATCCGCCGATGAAACTAATACAACAAAAGAGCGACATTCTTGATCCTAAACCTGTAGAGCAAGGGTTTATGGTTGGCAAATATGAAGACCCATTGTGTTATGCTGCTGTGCCTATTATTGGGAGCGATACACAATTAGCAATCATTCATCAGGGTAGATGTATCAAAGAGTGTCGCAATCGTCAATCTGCGATTAACTTTATTGAGAAGCATCGCAAAGGTAAATCTGTCGCTAAACTTCCTCTCTAACACAAAGGGGGGACGCATAAAGTGTCCCTATAGTATAGACTGAAACGCAATGAAGAATCTCCATCTTGAACACCCAGAAGACGTAATCTTGACTGGTGATCTATCACCTCTTGATTGGTTTTGTGAGCAAGATAGTTTCATCAGCACCAAGATGGATGGCGCTCCTGCTATTGTTTGGGGCACTAATCCTGCGACTGGTAGATTCTTTGTAGGCACTAAAGCAGTCTTCAATAAAGTAAAGATTCGCATTGCACATTCTCATGCAGAAATTGATTCGCACTATGAGGGTAAAGTTGCGCGTATTCTTCACGCTTGCTTTGATTGTCTTCCTCGCACAAAGTCTATCATTCAAGGTGATTTTATTGGGTATGGCGGTAGTGATAGTTTTCGCCCCAACACGATCACTTACATCTTTCCTGAAATAGTTGTTCATGATATTATCATCGCACCTCACACGATTTACAATGCATTGTATGATCTGCGCGATGCATATGCATTTCCTTTGACTAGCAAACTCATCAGCACTAAAAAGTGTTTGTTTGTGCAACCTTCGGTGGAATTGTATCCTTACCGCGAAGATTTGTATGAAGTTTGTAAGTTTGCCAAGCAGATGTCTACACTCTGCGAGTTCGTGAATAAAACTAAAGCAGCAAAGATCAAGAAGGCAATCAATGATTGTATTCGTGAGGGAAAGTCCGTGAATGAAGATGAAATTGCAGAAAAATGCGATTGTGACATCAACTTGATCAGATTGTGGCGACTCGTTAAGTCTATCAAGGATGATATGTTCTGCTTCATTGATGAGACTGATGAAATTGGTTGCTTGCTTGGTAATGAACCAACTCTGCATGAAGGTTATGTTATCACCAACAAGTTTGGCACGTTCAAAATAGTTGACCGTGAAGAGTTCTCCCGTGCAAACTTTATCATGGAGAAAGCATGGTAATTGAAAGGGGGGACGTGCAAAGTGTCCTTATAGTATGAGCACAACTGAAATGACTACAACTTTCGCTGACTACGCTGCCCAGCAAGATGCCCGCAACACGATTGAACTTAACATTGTTAAGTATGGTCTGATGCTGTGTGATGCTCTCCAGCAGACTGCTCCTGATGGTTACTTCTACTCCCTTGATTCTTCGGGTCGTAAGTATCACAAAGTCTTCATGCATATTGATGATCGTCGTGACAGTATTCACGCTTTCATTGATAAGAAGACTGGTTCTGTGTATAAACCTGCCAGTGTAAAAGCACCTGCTAAAGGTGAGCGTTACAATGTGTTGATTATTGAATCTCGTGAGCAAATGTTTGAGCGTTGTGATTGGGCAGGTTCCTATCTTTACGCTCGTTGATTGATACAATGAACTTCATTCCTGTCAAGAAAACCTCAAGAACTGGAAACAATGGTAGACTACTTCAATGTCCTCATTGTGGTGAAATTAAAAGAGTTTATCATTTCAGTTGGAGTGCATTAGGGTGTCAAGGATGTGATAGAATGGTAGAAAAGTACGAATACAAAATGGAAGCAAAATGACTGTATCAAAAGAACAACTAATCGACGCACTTTACAATGAATATGTGTGGTTATGTCATGATGATTTCGATCCAGAAAATGATGCAACTCCTGAAGAATACCTGGAAATGTTGAAAGAAATGAGTTATGATGAGTTGATTGAAGAAACCAGTACAGATGATGTGTATCATCTTGATGAGTTTATGAGTGCTTGGGGATGACAACTTTCGTTCTATATTTCCTTCTTGGTTCTATCATCGGTGTGGGAGTTAATTATATTTTAATGCACTTCACCAACGATGATTGAAAGGGGGGACGCTTAAAGTGTGCTAGTAGTATGAATGACACTAACGCACAAATGGACCGAGTTGAGATTAACCGCTCCATCATGGAGATTAACTTCAAGAAGGAAAAGTTGCAGCGAGAAATTGATGCAATGAACGCACACATTCAGCACCTTGTTGCACTTCGTGAAATGAAACAATTTGACGAAACTCCTCTCTTTGATGAAATG